TTATGCGCTTTCCCGTGCCTCTTTTTCGTCCAAAGCGGAGACGGCTGCCTTCAAATTAGACGGGGATAGGTGCGCGTATCGCATGGTCATGTGCAGGGACATGTGACCTAGCCACTCTTTCACGACATTCAGTTGGACGCCGCGCTGAACCATGCGCGAGGCGCAGGTGTGGCGGCAGATGTAGGGGATGAAGTGCGGATCGTCGGCATATCCTAGGTGGTTCCGTGCCCGGTCCCAACCGTCCCGCATCCACGCATTGCTGTAGTCGAAGAGCTTAGCGCTCCCGTTTTCAGCCTGCGCGACCCTCTTCTTAACGATCTTCAGAACCCTTGAGGTCATGTAGACAGTGCGCGGGTGGTCCGTCTTGTTCTCCCAGACGGTCAACGTCTTCTGCTTCAGATCAATGTCGCGGCCCGTTAGGCTGTAGAGTTCCCCGGGGCGAAGGCCTGTGTCGATCAGGACCGTAACGACATCCGCGTGGTCATCTTTCCCCCAAAGCCGGAACAGGGAAAGCAATGCCTCCTCCTCTTCCTGTGACAGCCAGCGGACGCGCCCGACGCCTTCCTTCTTCCGCTCGATCACCGGCAAATGACGGACGATGCCGCGATCCCGTGCGAACCGAAGGATCTTCGAGATACACGCAAGTTTGCGGTTGATCGTCGCGTTCGAGTTCCCAATACCGGCGCAATGCGTGATGAACTCGTCCAGTAGGTTCGAATCAATCGTGCTGACAACCCGGTTCGCACCGAAGAAATTCTCCAGAATGCGAATCATGCCCGCCATCTTGTATTCTGAGCGAGTGCCGCGCCAGTAGCGCTCGAACGTCCGCGAAGCGCAGACGCCGAAAGAGGCAGGGTCGCCCGTACGCGCTTCGGCCTTAGGCTTTTCCACGTCTTCTTCTTCCCGGGGATTGGGCACAGGCTTGCCGCACAGGACCGCCGCCCTTGCCCTTGCCTCGTAAACTTCCGCCTCTTTCTCAGAGGGAAAAGAGTACCTTGGCAAGCGCATCCCGTTCACCGTCAAGTCCACCTGAAAGGACTTGCCGCGCTTCCTAACAGCCATTGCTATCTCCTTATTGCTTAGGGCCTAAAATCTTACCGAACTCTTTGTAGACCCTCTCCCCGAGCGGAGAGAGGAAGAGCTGGCTGGTCTTGTTATCCACGACGTGGATTCGGTTCACGAATTTTGGGAGCGGTTCGGTTGACTTGTCGCTTTTCTCCCGCTCGCCGCAGAGTTCCCGGACGTGCCGGAAAAAGGAGGAACGCGAACCGCCTTCCTCTTCAAAATAGCGCTCAAAAATCTCGGTCGGGCTGATGCCCGGGTTCGCGGCGATGATGCAAAGCACCCGGGTCGGGCCTACCTTGTTACTGATGCCCCTAACGAGTTCAACCATCTTCATCAGATCGGCATGGCGGTCGATCTTGGCCATCTTCAAAAATCCCTTCGTTTATAAAGTTCTTGATTTTCTCTTTTCGCTTCACGCTGGCTATGATGTAGAGTCGCCCTTTGCGTATCTCTATGTCGCGCGACCTGCGGTTTACCCTATACTCGAACGGTGCCCCCTTGAGACCCGGGCAGGACCACAGCCATTCGATATATAATTCTATTTTTGGGACTATGTGAATAAGTCTATATGTATCTTGTCGCATATTTTGTATTCCGCATTTCCCAGCCGGGGTTCCGACTGAATTCATTCTATGTTTTCAAGAGGGGCCGTCCTAGCCGAGTAGACACTCCACCAAGGCGTTGAGCTCTCTGTCATTCACCGGCCCTACAGGGTTCTCGGGATAGCCGTGAGCCACGAGGTAGTCCCTCAAAAGGTCCGCTGCGTCGTCTGCCACGCGGCCTCCGATTTGCTGGAACTCTTCCAGCTCCTTTTTGGTGTCTTTCAGCTCTTCGCACTTCTCCTCTAGCTCTTCTCGCCCCTGCTTGAGCGCGAGCGCCATTGCGTCCCGCTCCTCTTCCAGTACTGCCGCCTTCGATGTTAGGCCGCGCAAGCGCTTTCTCAGGGTTTCCGCCCGTTGGTTAGCGCTATCTGCTTCGGCAATTTTACGAACGATTTCTACCTCTAGTTCCTCGAGTGCGGCCACGTAGGCCGAGACGTCTGCATTGTAGCTCACGGAATTACTCCCCTCATTCTGCGCCTGTCTAGCGGACCGGTCTAATCGTCTGATTAATCTTCAAACATGGTTAGTTCAGACCTACGCAAAGCAGTAAAAACCCGGCGATAAACAGTACAAGAGCCGCCACTTCAACGACCGCCCGCGTCAGCGAAAGAATAGGATTCATCGTGATTTCCTCTTATCCCGGACGCGCTGAAGCCTTCCGTCTAGCGACTAGACAGGGAGCGCAGATGCAGGGATGTGTGATTGTGCGTTTCGGCCCTGCCGTGGGCCATCATCAGTGAGGCGGCTTCAGCCTCAGACGCTGGAAGCCCTAGGAAAGGCTTCCTTTTGTGTGTCCTGTCCCCAATAAAAAGCCCGCCGATTAGCGAGCCTTGGAAACGTCAGTTCTGAAGGGGATTGCCTCAGAGAAACAGCCGGACAATCGCGACAAGCGATAGGGTTGCCGTCGCGGTCACGATCACGGGATAGAAAAGATTCTCCCGGTTGATCTTGGCGGTCTCAGCCATCAGCTTTGCGATCTCCGCGTTGATCTTGGTGAGTTGGGCTTGGTCCATATTCTCGGTGTCCTGCATCTGCATAGGTCCGTTATCTCGCTGATTATATCGTAAAGGCGCGGAATGTCATGCGTGGAAATAGTGGCGCATAGCATCACTGCCCGAGTAGGAACTCAGGCCAACCAGCATGTCCCGCGCTACGCCTTCCCAATCGATGTGACAACGCAAGTGTTCCGGGATGCTCTCTTCGCCGTAGGCTGCGAAATACATCTCTTCGGCCATTTCCGCATCGCGCTCAAAAGCCCCCGCGTAATGACCCCCAAGCCAGTCTTCGGGGTCTTCGTCCGGGCCCCCCATGTCCGCTAAGGCGTCCGCCGCTGCCATGGGGTCGATGCCGCAGTTCTCCGCCGCTTCTATTATCTCGACTTGCCGGGCGACATCTTCCAAGCTCACCAAGTCCGGTAGGTGGCCTAAATCCTCAAAGTCGTCGATGCGCCATTCTTCTGCTTCCGGCATTGGCGAGCGCTTCAGCATCGCCGCGATTTCCTCTTGCATTTCCTCAACGTCCGCCGATGCGTCTATCCATGCGCCGTGCAATATCCCGTTGTTGTAAGAGGCAAGGCAAGCGACATAGATGCGCGGTGTTAGGTCGCATTTCATTGTTTTGATCCCATTTTATTGAAACGTTTCGGCCCTGCCGTAGGCCATCATCAGTGAGGCGGCTTCAGCCTCAGACGCGCCCGACAGTCCCGAAAATGGGACTATCAGGGCAAATCAAGGGCGGTCTTTCAGTAGCCGCACCATGCTACAAATTCCTCAAGAGCCCGCGCCGCTGACTTCCCCGGGCCGCAACGCCCGTTGTGTATGAATTTGCGGCCTATCTCCTCGTATGCGCCCTTGCAGGCGCGGCACAGGTGCCCGAACTCGTTCGACTGAATAACCTCGAATGTCAGGTTGCCGCGTTTCATACCAATCCCCCATCTGCCACCGAACGGCGAAGCGTGAGGCAGACTTGCGCCACCCCGTTTTCGCGTATCGTGTCGCGCTCATATTCCACCGGGTCGCCGGGCTTCATCCAGCGTTCAAAATCCCCCTGCCCCACTTCTATTATTTCCGTGTCAATCTCGGTGTCATACATGAAATATCGTATTGGTATTTGGTAGGCCATCTGGTCCGTCCTTCCGTCTAGTCGCTAGACAATCTCCGGGGCGTTTCGGCCCTGCCCTAGGCCATCATCAGTGGAGCGGCATTAGCTCCAGACGCCAGACAATCCCATTTTTGGGACTGTCTAGACAAAGTTAGGCCGCAAGGCCACATTCCCGGGCGAACGTGTCAAAGTCCATGCCGAACTTCCGCGCCATTTCATCGAGCCGGGCCTTAGCCGCGCCACACTCCCCGGGCGTTGCCCCGCGCTTGTACAGGCCCCAAACCTTATTTGCCCGGGCCTTGGTCGCGCCATCCACCGGCTTTGCGTCATTAGCGGCCTTCTGCTTGCCCTTGCCCGCCGACGCGCCTGCTTTGGTGCCCTTCAAGGCGTTCTCTAGCTCCTCGATACGAGCCAGAGCTTCCGCAAGCTGTCGCCGCAAGCGCTCGGCCTCAGTCTCTTTCTTGGACCGTTCTTTCTTCGTGGACCCCTCGCCCGCGTCGTTCCCGCTTTCGCTTCCGCCCTTAGCTTCGCGCTTCGCGGCCTGCCATGCACTTATCGCGCCGTCCACCGTCCACTTGCGGGAAGCTTCCGGTAGGGCTTCCACAGCCGCTAGGATCGCATCCCAGTTTTCAGCAAGCTGTATCAAGCGCAAGCGCCATGCCCGGCTAAACGGGAACTCGGAAGCGTCACACCATTTGTGGAAAGCCCCCCGTTCCGCTTTCAGGGCCTCACGGGCTTCGCCTAGCGCTATCCCTATGCCCCGATATTCGGAGAGAGTTTCCTTAGAAGCGGCTGCCACAGCCTTTGATTTCTTTGCTATTATCCCGGCGAGGTCTGCTAGGAAGTTCGCATTACGTCCTGCGTCAAAGCCGTTGGCCGCTGCCTTGTCGGTGAAGTCGGCGTCATCCATGCCCTTCAATTCCTCTTTTAATCAATTTCGGCCCTGCCCTAGGCCATCATCAGGACGAGCGGCATTAGCCCGCCTATTGATCAAGTCTTGAGCGCCATCACCTTTGCCAGTGCCTCAGACGTGTTTCACACGCCGCCAAGCCGCGATTGCTGCCACCCCACCAAACCTTCTGAGTTTGCCGCCTTTGTATTGCCTTCACGCCCGCCCCTTGAGGGACTTCGTGGCGACCGGTGGTTAGGTCCGGTCCTCCGTTCGGTTTGTTCCGTTCGGTGTGACTAAGTTATAGTCCCATTTTCAGAACTATGTAAATCCCTATTGTGACTATTTCAGAAAATATTTTTGGTTTGGCTTTTATTTCAATAACTTAGCGTGTTCATTTGTGGCACATTGGTTTGCTATTAGTCCCGCTTGTGGCACAATTTGGCGTGACTTTGCGCGGCGCATGAGGGGCGCTTAGGTCGGCGAGGGTGAACCAATGATAGGGGATAACGCGGGCGCGGGCGCGAGGCGGCTTAGGTGGAGACTGAAGGGACCGGCTAGTCACTAGACACTTCCGTCTAGTCCCGTGGGCGAAAACAATAGATATGCAATTCAGAGGGCAAAAGATCGCACCGGCCCGCCCATGCCTATCAGGCGGCGGCTTGCAAGTGTCTAGTCGCTAGACGGAAGCCCCCTTCCGGCTCTCTTTGGGACTTCAAGTCCTTTGTGGGGCCAATTATTTCAATGGGTTAGGCCCGCGTGTGACCGGAAGGCGTGACCAGACGACCCCCTCCCCCGTGCCCGCGTTCTTCAATCCACCGCGCGGCCATTCGTGACCCCCCGTGGGGGGGATTTGCGCCAGCCGCTCCGTAATATAGCGCTTCAGATTTTTTCACCAAAATGTTCCCCCGTTCGACTCCAGTTTCCCCTGAGGTTGCTCCGTGGTGAGCTTTAGACGCTCCTCCCCTGTGATTGCCTATGGAGAACCTGAAGGCGCTGTGTGAGGCTCTATGAGGGAAATAGAATGATGGGGACCAAAAACCCCCTATGCTGATCCGCACGGGGCAACATAGGGGGTGATGGGAGGGTATTGACTGAGTAGGAGATGAAGCTGGGGGACAGCTTAGGAAAATGATCACATGGCCTCAGGTGCCACTTCAGTGTCCACCTTAGGTGTCACTTAGGTTATAACTTAGGTGTACCTTAGGTTATATCCTTATCTATCATCCACCCTAGAAGTGTCCACTAATCTAAACCCTTGACCATACAAGGGAATTTTCACCCCTCCCGCAGGCCTCCATGAACCTATTCAGCTCCTTCTCAAGCATGGCCTCGCGGTGGGCTTCGGCTGCCTTATCGGTGTCTCTTGCCATGTGCTCCGTCCAGTAGTTCACGGCCATTGCGAGAGCGTCTAGGCGGTCGTCCTGGACTAGAGCGCCCCGGTCGCGGGTCACCCGTGTCAACTGGTGAAAGAGCATGTAGTGGGCCTGCCGTTCCAGCGGGTAGTGCTGGATCGTCTTGTAGTCCTGCTCGATCACCTTCGGGTCCACTACGAGCCGGTGCTGCATCATGACCGGCTCCAGCGTGTCGATAATGCGCTGCTCCTTCTGGCCGTGATGCTTAACCTCCTCGATCCTGCAAGGATGAACCTTCTGAATGACGGGCTGCAAGAGCTTGGTAAACATGCCGTCACCGAAGTTCGCCTCAGTGACGATCTGGCTAACCCCGTGAAGCTTCGCGATCTCAGCGAGGCTCTTCAAAGTGGAATCCTCATAGCCGCCCGGGAAGCCCCCGCAGGCGGTCAGGAACTGGTATCCGTGGAGGAACTTCACCACGGCATAAGAAGTCTCGTCCTTGCCCCTCCCTGAGGGGTCTATGGCCATCACAGTGCCGGTGTATTCCGCCCAGTCTGTATCTACGTGCATGGGCCGATAGAAGGTATCCCCGGCGAACCCCACGTTGACGAGATCGTTGATCGCGAGTTCCGGCGAGGAAGCCCAGATTGTACGGACTGGAGCGAGGTTCGGGTTGCAGCTCATGACGATCAGGTCCGCCACCTTGAGCGGGTATCTGTCAGCGTCCGATAGGCGGGTGTCTAGCATGAACTGGAGGGCAAAGCCCGCCCGGCCATAAGAAGCCTCACGCTCGAACAAATCCTCGTCAGTGAAGCGCTGTAGGTCAGTGGAGGCCCCTTCAACGCCGCCCGCCTCAATCAGGCGCTTGATATAGGGAGCAAGGCGCTCCCCGTAGACGGCCAACTGCTTCTCTGAGGGAATGCGGGCAGGCCAGACGCGGACATTGTACCCGCGCTCGGGCAGGAGGTTGTAGAGGGACTGTTCAGTCTGGGGAGTGCCTAGGTAGAGAACCCGACCTCCGGGCTTCAGGATAGCGTCGAACTCCTTGACCTGTTCAGCCAGCTTATCCCGCATGGCCTGCGTCTGTGAGTTGTTAGGGACTTCGATATCGTCGCCGATGATCGTATCCGCACGGGAACCCGCGAGCTGTCCGGTGATGCCCACGGATTTAACCGAAGGCGCATGGGAGGCCGAGGAAGGGCCTACGTCGAACGAAATCTTGCTCTCGCGTTGATCCTTGCCCGGGATCAAGTGCTGAAGCACGGGCATTTCTTTGATCAGCCGGAGCGTGAAGGTAGTGAAATCGTCCGCACGGGACTTAGACGCCGAGACCACAAGGATGCGGTGTTCCGGGTCCATGTAGAGGAGCCAGCAGACGTAGGCTGAAGTGATCCATGATTTGCCGACGCCTCGAAAGGCTTCGATCACATCGCGGCGCGGCCCATGCTGGAGGCGCAGGGCGATATCGTACTGAACCGGGGTAGGATCAGGGAGGTTGAGATGCTTCCAAACTAGGTAGAGAAAGTTTCGGAAGTCCGAGAGCGGGTTGGTGCCGCTCTGCGTTGGCATGTTGTTTTGGTCCTTTCTGAAAACGAAAAAAAACCGACCCGCTGTTAAACGGGCCGGTCAACTGTCTAGTGGCTAGACGGAGTGCTTAGTTGTAGGAGGAGGCGCTGTCCTCGTCTGCCGAGAACGGCATTTTCTCAACGAGGTTGCCGAGGGGGCTGCCCTCTGGCGCTGTGGCGGTGATGCTGTTGTCGCGCAGGAATTGCCGGGCTGCCGAGAGGTCGCCTGCTGAGGCTTCGCCGCTCTCGATCCGCTTTGCGAACTCCTTGGCCAAAAGGGCGTGTAGAGTATTTAAAGCATCTTCTGAAGCTTTAGTCATCGGCTAAACAAGTAGTCCTTGAATGTTGCAAGTAAAGCGCCGAGCGCCGAGGCCCCGAGGAGCCACATGGTTCGGGCCGTGTGCCAAGCGCCGGTGCCCTGCTCCCTGAGCTTTTCAAGGTCACTGAGGCGCTTTTCGGTTTTCATCAGACGCTCTTCGACTGCCCCTTGAGAGGAGAGGAGAGCGTCCACTTTCCCCTCCAGACGGCCCAACATGAGGGAGAAGTTCGTCAGGTCGTCCACGGGGAGCCTGTCGGTTTATATGCGCGTGTTTCCATTATGCGTCCTTTCTTTGTGTTTCATGCTGCGGCCAGAAGGCGTCGTCGTCGTAGTTATCAGGTATCGGGATAGTATCTTTAAGCTTACGCGCCGCCAAAACATGCGTTTGCTCGTGCGCCAGCATCGCGTCGTTGAGCGCGACCATGGCGGCGGCATCAAGCTTATGGGAAGCGTTGTCTGCCGCGATCCACTCAAAGTCATAGGGCTGCCCGTGCCAGCGGTAGTCCCCGGGAGCCGAACCGGCTTCGAGCGCCGCCCGGGCAACTCCTGCCCAGCGGGAAACCTTTTCGGCGTCGGCAGGGCGTGACTGGTAGACTGCCCCGCCGTAGCTGACCCCTCCGGCGATGCGACGGTCGCGCTCTGCGTCCACCTGAGAAGGGCGGATCGCGGGGGCGGCATATGGTGCAGCGTCCGATAGCATCGCATCAAACATTTCTTGCGTACTTTCGTCGCCGTTGACGGCAGTGAAGGGAATCCACCCCAACGTTAGGTGGTCGACCTCAGCGTTGATCGTTGAGTTATCGGGCGAGCTGAATACGGGGTTCCGAAAATCCATCATTATGACACCCTCGCGAATAGCGTAGAACCTTGGCCGCGGTTTGTATGGATAAGCCCCAAGCAGCGCCACGTCCCAGCGGGGTTTGAATAAGGATTGCCTTGGCCGCTCGCCCACTGAATGTCTCCGCCCGCGACCAGATTTCCGGGATTCAATGCCCGCCAACAGTAGAAGAAGCCCAAAGTGCCGACCTCCCCGGAGCCGCTGTTGGCGATATAGTCCTGTGTGCGCCAGAAGCTTCGGTCTTCGATGCGGTTGCTGATCGCGTCGAAAGCATAGGAATTGCCCCAGCTTTCCCAGCGGCTGCCACGGATATTGCCGTCTGTATGAACCATTGCACCGCCAACGCCAAAGTTTGTGTTGGACTGGGCTCGATCAAGCCAAACAAAGCCGTCCGAAAGACGCACTCGGAGCGCCCGTGTGCCGTTCCAAGACCCATGCTGATCACCGGGATCAGTGATCATCAGATAAAGATCATCTGCATTTAGGTGCCAGAACACCCCCCGGCTACCGTTCATCATTCGGAAGTTCCGGTCATTGCTGGCTTTGATCTCGCCGGTCACGGTATCGCCGCCTTTCGACAAGCGGCTGTTGGCATTCGTGTTTGCCGAGTTATATCGCGCGACGCTATCGCTCTCCGTTGCAAACCGCCCGTCTGCCTGCGGCTTTGTGTAGAAGGTGGAGGGGTCAAACACGGCAGCGTTTGAAGCGCTTTCCGCCGCCGCGTCCCGGTGAGCAAGAGCTTCATCGCGGTAGCCCTTTGTCGTATCCCGGTAACCAAGCGCGGTGTCCCGGGCCTCCTCCGCCGCCGCCCGTGCGTTCTGGGCATTCAAGCGGTGGCCGCTCGCGCTGTCTCGCGCGGTTTTAGCCTCTGCCTTCGAATCCGCCGCTTCCGCAGCGGAGTGAGCAGCCGCCTCTTCAGCCTCGACTGACCGGTCCTTGAAGCGGTCAGCCGAGTTCCTGTACTGAAGGGCAAGGTCGCGGGCGCTGTTCGCGGCCTCCAATGCTCCAAGAGCGCCGCTTCCGGCCTTATTCGCAGAATTAGCGCTGGCGATTGTCGAGTTAAGGAGATCCGTCATCTGCGGAAGAAACGTTCCGTCATGATACTCCTTCGTAATGGCGTCGCGAGCATCCAAGGCATTGCCGAGGTTCGCGATTCTGCGCCCACCCGCTCCGTAAGAGCCATCCGGCAGAAGCTCCAGCGTACCACCAGCGATATCAATCGCCTCTTGGACGATGTAGAAAACCTGCGTAAATGCTAGGTCCATATCGCTTTCGACCATCACCGACCCATCGGTGAAGTCCACCATCGCGTTATCGCGGGGTGTAATGCGCCTGATTTCGATTACCGCACCCTGCGACGGGGCAGGCGTAAGGCGGATCGTGTGCGGGTCATCCCACTCGTAGGGGACCACATCAAGACTGACGCGCACTTCGATGTGTTCCTTTTGCAGGAACGTGAAGGGGATTGAAAACGAGCGCGTGTTTCCGTCCCCTTGGTATTGAACATAAGATAGAGCCATTGCGGCCTTTCGTGTTTGATAAACAAGAAAACCCCGAGGAAGGTTCGCCTCCTCAGGGTCCAGTTAAGTCTGTGTCTAGTCGCTAGACGGCTATTGCTGCTGCTGGCGCTTCGCCATGTCAGCACCGACGCGCTTGGTCAGGGCTTTCAGGTGCTCCGCCTGCCTCAGCGCTAAGTCAAGCTCCGGGTCTTCTTGGCGCAGGACGGCCTCAGCCGCCTTTCGGTAGGTGCCGACCACGCGGCGGAGCAAGTCGCTCCTGGAACCGGCGAGGTCCATGTCCCCGTCTGTCAGCTTGTTCCGATAGGCATCAGAATTGATCACCTCGTTGAGCCTTTGCCGCAGCGTCATCCCGCCGAGTTCAACCGTACCGGTAAGCTCCTGCCACCGGTCATAGGCGGTATATCCGGTCTTCGCGCTCTTATACTGAGTGAGATCGACGGTCCCCTTCTTCTTCGGAGGGAGCGAGATAGGGCGATCCTCCACAAACATTTGACGGGCAAGCTCGTCGTCAACGTTCGTCTGCGGGGTCTCCTTCCAGCCCTCCTCATTCGGCTGGGCACCGGCCAAGTGCGTGTTCTGCGCCACCGGGGAAATGAAGTCAGGCCCTAAGGCGGGCCGGATCAGAACCTTCTCCCCGAGGATCGTTCTGCGCGGGTCCACTTCGGTACTGAACCCGGGCGTCCGGGCATGGATCGCGTCCATCACCGTGCGGACTTCTCGCATGTAGGGGTCTTGCTTCAGCATTTGAGTGACCGCCGCCGGAACGAAAGAGCCTGCAAAATTGCGGAAGTACGAACCCATGCGCCTCTCCGGCTCTGACAAAGCGTCTAGGGCCTGCGTAAGCCCGGTGAGGTAGGACTTGCTGGAGAGGTTCTTCACGAGCGCGGTGGTGAGGCCAGCCGCTAGTTCTTCACGCGGGCGGTCCTCAAGGAAGCCGCCAACTTCGGCGAAGTCTGCGGAGAGACCGAAGAACATTCCGAAGGGGTCCGCACGGTCAAATGCCGTGTAGGTGACACTGCCGTCGTCGTTGGTCGTCTTGACGCTGTAGGGCTGCCAGCCGGTCTCCATAAGCTGCTTGCGAAGGTCTGGGTCACGCGGGCCGTAGCCGGTGATCGTCCCTTCGGATGCGAACGAGATCGCCGTCCCCCAGAGGGCCGTCCCGGTTGTCATCATTGCTGCCGCCTGAGCTTGTGCGGGCTTGCCGTTCTTACCCATAATGTCGTCAGCATACTGCTTCCTCAACAGGTTCAAGCCCGGCGTCCGGTTCCAGACGAAGCGCATGATGTTGGTCGGTGTCCTAACGAAGGGCATGATCAGCCGCATCGTCGGGTGGTTCTGGGTCAGGTTCTGGAGGGATTCGCCTACCGTGCGTTTCCCGGACCATGTTGCCGCCTTGAGATCGTTGGTGAACGTGGCCGAGCGGGATTGCTCTAGCAACGTCGAGTCAAACGCCCTCCCGTTGCCGGAATCAATGGCGCTATCCAAAGCATTTTCAACATGTTCTGCGAACTTCTTTGGGTCTTTTAGAAGGCCCTGCTGAAGCGCTTCCCGGTACGCACGGGCACGGACCTGCCCCCGATAATTGAGCTGTTTGATGAACTCGTCTTCGGAGGTGAGGAACCGCGAAGGGAGCCGGACCAGCTTGCCGAGGCCGTCGATAGCGGCTGCAAGGCCGGGGTTTTGAATGCCATAGGCCTGAGAGGAGATCGAGTTCCTAAGCTCGTACTTTCCTGCGAAGGGGTCAAGAATGCCATCGTCCAGCTTGAAGGACTTGGCCGAGAGTTTCACCGCGTCCCGGAACGACGCGACCATCCCGACATACTGAAGCCCCGCCTCAAGCATGTCGCTACGGCCCTGAGGTGTAGCTCCCCGAAGCGCCCCTGCCAGCGCCTTTTCAGCCGGGAGAAGAGCTGTGTTGATCAGCGATGAAGCGATGTTGACCAGATGGGTCTTAGGCCCGGAGAGGATCGCGTTCACCCAATACTCGTTCACCGTGCCGAGCGCATTCCCTAAGAACCCGCCCCGGGTGGACTTGGCCACGTTCTTCGGATTCCTGCCGCCCGCCGTCACGCGCCGCGCTAGGCCTTCGACAGCCGCCGCCCCGCCGTTGAAAATCTCGTCGGGATCGATGTTCAACGCTAGGTCTTTACGGACCTTGCCGCCCATCTTCATTGCGTTGAGGGATCGCGCAAGGTTTGTCTGAATGCCCTTGTACATCGACTGAACATTCGCAAGAAGCTCGTAGTGCTTGGCGAAGTCCTTCAGCAAGGCGGCTCTATCCGCATATCCGTAGGTACCTCCCCGGGGATCGGAGACCTTCTCGCCCAGCTCATAGACCTTGTTCGTGACGGTGGTCAGGAAGTCTTCATATAGGCGGGTCTCGGCGTCGAGGTGCTTCATGTTACCGCTGTTCGCGGCGAGGCGCTGCATCAGGATTTTCGGGTTGCCCCCGATGATATCCGCGAGCCTATCCACGTTCTTCTGCACCTGCTCGAATGAGCGGACGTTCTCCGCGTTGCCGCCGATAGTCTGATCCATGTCCTTCCGGTAGGTATCCCGGAGCGTTGACATGATCTGCCCTACGTCTTCGCCGTTCTCGATAAGATCGAGCCGGATGCCCGACAGGTTCTCCCCGTCGCCTAGCTCCCGCTCTGCCTGCGTCTTCGAGGCCACCTTCCACACGGCTTCCTCGTCCATTTCCACCAGCTTCTTCACCGGCTTCAACGGAGGGTCGCCCGCCTTCGGCTTCGTCGGAGGGACTTCGGCTCCCGGGTTATTCTCGAAAGCCCCGCGTGGGCTATCGGCCCCCGGACCTCCCCCTTCGAAAGAAAACTCCATCTGGTCGGGGTCACTGAACGGGTTTACTTCCGGCCCGGTCTTTTCAGCGATATCTTCCAAGACCTCCTCAGCCTCCGCGTGTTTACCCTTGCGGAACAGCTTCAGGGCCTTGACACTGGAGGCGAGGAGTTCGGTAGCCCCGCCAAGGGCAAGCCCTTCGAGCGCATTCTTGAAACGCCCCTCCGCTTCCCCGTCCTCGTCGCCTGCTGCCAGATAACGGGACACGGGATTACTCAGGACCGGGTAAGCTTCGATCAGGTTTGATAGGCGTTCTTCGTGGGGATCAAAGGCGGAGGCATCGGCCATCGCGCCTTTCGCCATCGCCCCGGCAACGCCTTCAGCGGTGAAACCGAAGGCCTTCAGGGCTTTCCCTGCGGTAGCGAACCCCACCGCAAACTGCGCCACGCCTTCAGTAAGCCCGCCGACGGCAGACTGCGGCGCATCCCCCATGACGGACAGAGGTATCTTGGCGGCGTTCTTCGAGGGGTTCCCCTGCTCCCAGCCGAGGAAGCCATTGTTGGCTGCGCTGCCGAACGTCAGGTGCCCCAAGTCGGCTACGTGCTCATTCAGCCAATTGCCTGCACTGAATGCGGCGTCGGACGTGGCATTGACGGCCTTCAGCCCTCCCCGCGCAACATGCCTTGGAGTGTTCACAAGGTCGGTCGCGATACGGCGCGGGAGGCTCCTTTCTAGTGCGGGTTCGGTCGGGAGTTCTTCTGTCGTATGGCCTTGTTCGAGGAGTCCCTGACGCAGGGCGTCAAGGTGACTGACCTCTTCAGGGGCGAGCGCGGGTTGTCCCGGCCCTGCCCCCTCAGTAGGCTGCTGCATCTAGTTTCCTTTCTGGTTACTGCGACCGTACCAAGTGCTTCTGATACGTCACGAATTTCTGGATATCTTCGGGGGTCTGGAGATCGAGCTTTAGAACCCATTGGGAGAAGGCAGCACTGTTGTCTCCCCCGAGGAAAAGCCGATAGCTGTTCAAGAGGGAGTCCGTGTCCTTGAACGCCGGTTTCTCCATCCAATTGAAGCCTTCATGAGGGGGCACCACGGCCCCGTCTTCCTGCGAGTCAGCTCTAGAAGTGTCCACTTTAACCGGGGCTTCATCCTGTCTAGGCGCTAGACGGTCGGGCGTGTCACTCTGGCCCGCTGCGTTGTATCCCGGGCCGTACAGGGCATAATCACTGTCGGGCTTGAAGCGTGTGACAATGACCTCTGTCTCCTTGGCCAGGAACTCCGCATAATCCGCTTCCGACGCCCCGGGGTGCTGCTCTTCGAACCGGATCACCGAGTTCTGAAGCGCGTGGGTTGCTTGGGCCGCTTTCTCCGGGTTTTGGAAGACGCCGGATTCAAACAGGGGGTCGCCCACGAGATCGCCAATATCCGACAGGTAGGAGCGGACGATAGGCCGGGACAGGACGCTTGACTGCTCATTCCTTGCCGCCGCGCTGAGGAGGTTGCGGATAGTCGAGGGGTCGTTGATCACGCCTTCCGCGACCTTATTCACCACGTCTATGGCATTGGCGGTCCCTTGGTAGACCTGCGCCGAGAACGCAGCGACGGCGGTAGTGTCTTCCGCTGTGCTGAAACTCTGGAGGCTCTTGGCCAGTTTGACGCCCTTGTCAGCTAGGTCCGGGGAGATGGAGTTCATTTCCCTGAGGAGAGACGCGGGCAGCGTAGGGGTTTCCCCGTTATCTAGCTGCTCCAGCAACACGTCCCCGACCTGCTGAAGGATCGCTTTATTCTGGACCTTCTCGTCGCGCTGCTCCGCCGCATACCGGCTGTTCTCCTCTTTCACCTGATTGTTGAGAATCTGGGCCTTCGCCTGCTCAATCGCCTGCCGCCCCTCAAGCGTCATCCCGGCTCCGGGCGTCCCGTCTGGGCGCGGCTGCATGATCGCGTCGGCAAGGGAAGGGTCGCCGTACTCAATCATCGCCCCCGTAACGGCGGTGATGACCATCGAGTTGACAGCCGAAGGTGCCACCCCTTGCATACGGGCGCTCTCCTCTAGCTGCGCAATCTCGCCGGAAAGCGCCGGGATCGTAGCCGAGGTATCCATAAGGCCGTCTGTGTCCGTGCGGTGGGTAATCCCCGCGCTGAACCTCGCGGTCTGTCGCGCGTATACCTCCTGCGCTGTCCGGGCGCGTCCGTCCTTGGTGTAGAAGACATTCCTGTTTGCCTTGACAGCCTCAGCGCTGGCGTAGGCAGTCGCGGGCGCGTTGGGGTTGCTCTCCAGTCCCCTGAGGAATTGGACAGCGCCTTCCCCGCCTAGGAAGTGGGCCATATAGACGTTCTTGTCGGTGTCCACGAACCCGCCCTGCCGGATCGCGGCGGCGAACTCAGCGGTCAACGCCGGGATAGCCTTTGACTGCCCTTCCGGCGTCAGGCGATCAGCTTCGGTAAGCCCCAAGTCCGGGTGGCGCTTGATCAGCCCGCTCCATGTTCCTTTGGTGATCTGGTAGACGCCAAAGGCGGAGCCGCCCTCGTAGGCCGTCTTGATGTTTCGCCCACCGCTTTCGTGGCCGCGCAGGGCGGAATAATAAGCGCCTTCTGCGTCGGGGTCGCCGGGCATCTGGTAGGCTGGCCCTTGGAGCATGAAGTTATCGAGCGTGGTTCCCAGCGATACGCCGATGCTTGCCATGTTGTTGTAGACAAGGTTGGTCACGGCGTTCTTCCGGTGAGCGTTGACGAACTTTTGAGAGACTGCGTTCGCCTCCTCCAGCATCGCCACGCGCTCTTCCGGGGTTCCCGCCGAGTCGATCACGGGCTTCAGGCCGTCAACAAGCCAGCGCTCCACTGCGGCGGGGTCATCGCTCGCTGCCAAGGGCGAGCTGTAATACTCCGTGAGGAGTTCCCCCGACTGGTGCTGAATGCGGTTGCGGGCGGTGCGGGCGCGGTAGGCCTTACGGAAGTAGGGACTCTTTTCAGCAAGCGAGGGGTCCGCCTTAACGGCTTCGGCCCAAGACATTGTATTGTCCCTGAGGGCAAGAAGCTCCGCCTCAACGCCGTCTTCCTTCTTCTTCTTTATCTGCCGCTGGCCGAGCAAAGCACTCACGCCGGGACTGAAGCTAGACAGGGCTGCGCCGAGTTGTTCAAGCCCGGACGGGCCTGCGGCAGGTGCTGCGGACATGACAATGCCGTTCGGCGCGAGAGGTGCCACCTCTTGGACCGGAAGCGCCCCCCTTTCGAGGGAGCGCTGCTGTACCGCCACGGTATCGCGCGGCGCGGCGACAGGCCGGAATGACCCGCGCTGTATATCAGCCATTAATTATCCTTTGTGTTGGGTTAGATCGCGAAGGGGTTGATGCCCTGCGCCGATAGGCCGGCATACTGAGAGACCGCCTGCCCTGCTGTTGAAACAAGCGTGGTCGCCAGCGAAGGCCCCTTGACCCGCTGAGTGGGCTGATAGGGCGCGACCGGGGCGGGCGCTTGGACGGAAGGCGTCGGCGCGAAGGTCTGAATGCCAAGGTTATAGATCGAGGTGTCTGAGCGGGCTTTCACTGCCTGCCCTTCAAGGAGGAGCTGCTGTTGTGTCGCTGCGGCGTTCATCCCGCGAACCGTCAGGGCTTCCCCCTCCTGCCTGCTAATGTCGCCTGCGATCATATCCACGGAAGCGCCGCTGACTCCCCTAGCGTCGGCATTCACCTGCGCGGTCGCCCGGGCGCTTCTGCCGCTCCTGCGGATTTCATCCTCTTCGAGAACTGCGGCCATGTTCTCTTGAACCATCCGGTTCATCAGGGTTCCGAACTGATTGAAAAGGTTCGTCTCAATCGAGTTGATAGCCTTCGCGCTGTGTTCGGCCTGCCGGTCAAACTCCGAACGCTTGAACTCCAGAACTTCGCCCTGATAGCGGATATCCTGCGCATACTTCTTGTTGTTGTACTTGGTAACGTCCAAGCGCTGCTGAAGCCGCTTGGTGTCAGTCTCAGCGGCGTATAGGTTCCTTGCTGCTGCGGCTTGGCTTTGCCCGCTGGCGGACATAAGCGAGCCTGCCGCACCTAGCGCAAGGCCGATAACGGCACACACTTATGGGGTTTCCTTCCAAAAATAGTAAAAGGGTCTGGTTTCCGGCCCCAGCTTTAGGGGCTGCTCCGCAAAGGAGAAGCCGCACCAGCGGAGCCATTTGATGTGAACGGCGTTTCGAGCGTCCACGAAATTGTAGATCCTTCGGTAGGGCCGCTGAACCCGGGCGATGATCTCGGGTGAGTTTCGGAGGAACCAAAGCCAATGGCGTTCGATCCCTTCAGTCCCCAATAACCAAGGCGAGCCTTCCCCGTCCGGGAGGCGGACGTGCCCAAAGATCGCTATAGGCCCCTCGTCGGCTTCAATCGTGAAACACTGATCGGAGAGCGCAAAGCCCGAGACAAGCGCTTGAAGCGGCGAAGCCCCGCCCGCCCGGGCCTCTTCTTTATCCTCCGGGCGAAGCTCCTCTGCCATGACGTGGCAATCCTTGAGAACCGTAGGACGAAAGCGAGGCGCACCCATCAGGCTATCCTCTGGGTGCGCACTGAGTAGAGGGCCTCCCAATCCGCGTTAAGGAGGTGCGTGGGTAGCGGAGTGTCGTTGATGACCTCAATCTTGACCTGCATATTGTTGGACATGACAGGGAACTTGAAGCTGCCCGTATCCACCACAGGCTCCCCCCAGACGTTCTTGCCGGAGCCGATAACCCGCCCTGAGAAGACGTAGGTGTAGGTGCTGCGCCGGTACGGGGTGACTTCGATGCGGAAGTAGCCGGAGCGGTTGTAGTTCACGAGGACGCGCCTGATTTGCAGACGGCCTTCAGTGTTCGCGATCTGCCCACCGCCCGGCGCGTTGTCGCGGATCATCAGCGGGGAGAAGACATAACGCAGTTCGTAAACCCTGCCGACACAGAACGAAACGCCCCGGTAGTCTCCGGGCACTCTAACAGCGTCCGCGCTCGGGCGCTCCGGGTCTATGAGGTAGCCCTTAGGACGAGGCCCCCCGTCCCCGACAGTGACGAACTGAAGCTTGCCGTCCTCTTCGTAAGGCAGCTTGATCGTGCTCTTCCGGCTGGCGGGATCATACGAAATATCAAGGCACTGCTGCTCTGAGACGCGGCGGTCCAGATGGATATCGAACGGAAGCGCCCCGGCGCGGCGGTCTGCCTCAATCTTCATTTGTTCAAGGTAGAGGCCGTCAGGGCGCTTGATCAGGAGCCACAGCGAATTGTCGATGAAATCGCAGTTGAGGATTTTGTCCTGCTCTGGGAACGTCCAGCGAGACCACGAGGATTGCGCCTTTTCCTGCCCGGTGTAGAAATACTTGTAGGTGTAAATCTCGTTACGGCAGGTGTCCGAGAGCGCCACGATTATGTCCTCAGTTGTCGAGGCGCTGAGCTTGGCGATCCCCCCGCGAATGTACTGCGGAACATGCGCCGTTACGTCGTTCGCATCCTTGTTGTTCGCATCGCCGGTCACATAGTATTCCCGCACCGAGGAGAACCCCCCGCGACTGGTGGTGAAATACAGGAAGGAACCTGCCCCGACCGGGCGGCAGCTTGCCGAGGCGTCGAACTCGGTAGCCTGCGCAATTGACACGGTATCCGGCGTGAGAATGTCCCCCGCCCCCAGGACGAACTGCGTCCGATCACTGAAGAGAATGAGGGTTTCATTGAAGGGGATCGCATGGCGGAGGAGAGAGACCTTCACATGGGAGACCGCAACGTCAATCGGGTCTGTGTCCAAGAGGCCTGTTGCCGAGGACCGCCAGAAGTTGAAGAAGTCCGCCGACCGGGAGAAAACAACGTTCTCGTCGGAGATGAAGCCGAGGCGGTTCCGGTAGAAGAAGATGTCGGATATCTTCCCACCGACAAAGGAAGGCTCCGGGGCTGTGTCTTCGTCGCCGCTCTCGCACTTTTCCCACTCGGCTTTTCGGAATGTGAAGGAACCGTCGGCCTCTCTCACAAGGACGTGCGGCATCGTTGCTGCGTCGAGCGCGACCTTGCGCCCGGGCTTTGCTATCTCCTGCCAGACCCCATCCATGTTCGAGCCTTGGTACTGCACGTAGAAATTATCGTACTGGTTCCCCTGCGCCCCGGTGACTTCCGCCATGTAGCCGCTGATCGCCTTCGCTGGCAGGCTCGTGAAAGACTGAACACTGCCCGTGATCGCGACCATCCCAGCGTCCGCGATCCCGTCCTCTGTGCGGAGCTTAAAACTACCGCTGTCTTTCCGGTAGATGTGAAGTGTTGAACCCGACCGGCTCACGTTGAAATCGGCGTTCTCCGCGAACTGCTGCTGAAGTTGGGCGGCAATGTGATCCGTCGCAATGGTTGAAGCTTCAAGCTTGTCGGTGGTGTACTCAGCCACCTTGGTTTCATCCACGAAAACCCGGTAAGTGGTCTGGTAGTTCCCCTGCCGCACAAACACCATTCCCTCAGGGGGACGCTCGGGCGCGGTCTCTTCGGCCATGGCGACAGACATGCTCTTGTTCACCACGAAGGTGTAGTCCGCAATGGTGATCATCGAGAGGTCCGTACTCGCCAGATAGTCCTTGCCATCCGGGAAAGAGACCGTCTGCGCATTGCCCGCGAGGTCGAAGACCTTCAGGTCGCCTTCGCCAGTCACGACGACATAGCGCTCGTTCGCATCGCGGTTGATGATGTGAAGATAGGAGTTGTCGGTTAGGTCAGCCTGAAGCTTTGCCGAATGCAGCGTGGGGGGACGCTTCGCGAGGCCGTCCACGATGGAGCTATAGCCGTTAATCTGCTCTTCGGCCTGTGAGGCCAGTCGGAGGGCAAAGGGCTGCTGGGACACGCCGTTGACAAGGTTCGGGATCGACCCCGATATCACCGGCATTAGCTCAAGCCCCTCCGGCTTCGGCTACCGGTAAACAAGGTGTAACCGGCGACTTCGGCTTCAATGTTCTTGAGCTGCACATAGGCCCGCGCCTCGTCGTTGGCGTTAAAGCCGGAGAGCGTCTGGGAGCCGACCACGCGGTCCTGAAAAATCCTGCCCGCCCGCACGGTGATGTAATGCCGCGCAGGCTGCGGAAGCTCTTCGAAGTCGAGGAGCCGGGTGATATTCACGAAGACCGGCGCATCGAAGGAATAGGTGTGGTTGAGGCGGTCCCAGAGACGGGTTCCGCGAACGATCAGGTGTTCCTTGCGGTCCACCGGGTCCACCGCGAGAGTGTTGGCGGGGACGTAGATTGTGCCGGGAAGCGGAAACGTGGGGACCAGTTTGTAGTTCTCGTCTAGGTTCCAGCTCCAGCCTACGGCCTGAACCTGCCGGTTTGTTTCTTGGAGAATTTGACGGGCCATTACCGCATCGACAACGCCGGTATCTTCGACCGTGTTGACCGGGGCTTCGCCGATAATGGAAAGAATAGTGTTGACTGCGCTTAGTTCCGTCGTGAGGCTTACGTTGCTCATTGATCCTTTCGCTGCGTCTAGGGGCTAGACGGATTGCTGGAGATGAAAAAAAGGGGGGCCACAGATTTCTCTGAAGCCCCCCTAGGGTTAGTTTTGTGCTTTACGCGCCAGTGGCCGAGGACAGCTCAACGATGCACTCCGGGCGGAGACCGCCGTGGCCCATCGCGTACTTCGCGACGATCAAAGTGCCCTGCCGGTTGATCTGGTATTCACCCTCAACCGCGAGGTCCATCAGCTTGACAGTGCCGACAGCATCCGGCGTTGCCACCGCGCCGACAGTGTTGGAGAAGTCGCCCGCATACTTCGCCATCGGGCGCGGGCCCGCCGCACCAGAGGGAGCAGAGAGGTTCTTCGTCGGGACGTGGTTCGACTTAACGATGTTGATCCCGGCAATATCGAAGACCTTGCCCGTGCGGATATCGCCGTTGCCAGCGGTGAAGTCGCGGTTGATCGCCTTCGGGTCCAGCACCAGCTTGTAGTATTGGGCGGGCTTGATGACCGCGTAGCGATCGTGCTCCGGTACGTCCTTTTCATCGAGGACTACCGCCGCCTCATAGAGCGAGTTCACGAGGGCGGAGTTGGCGTTGGTGAGAATGTCCGCACCAGCGTCGAGACGCGAGCCGCCCGGGGAACCCTCCACAGTGCCGCTTTCGCGGGCCGTGAGAATCAGGGTCTTCAGGACGTTACGGTCCCACTCGTTTGCGAGCGCCTGCCCCGCCTTGCGGGTGAAGATGGACCGGGCGTCGTAGTGGTTCTTCGCCTCGTCGATATTCGGGATGAATACGTCAGAGATAAGCAGGTCGTCGATAGTGATGACGCGCTCACTCTGAACGGTTTCCTGCCCGCCGATGAACTGGCCCGGGACGTGATAGTGGGCGTCGATCTTCCATGTTGCCGGGAAGGAAGCGCTCTTGCCACTCGTGATCGTGCGGACGTAGTGGCGGTCAGCCATGACGTTGACTTCATCGTGAGCCGTCAGGACTTCGCCGGAGAAAACGTCAAGGAAGAGAGCGTCGTCAGCGCCTGTGCCGTTCTTGATACCGAGACGCGACGGGGTAGCATTTGCATCAGCCATTAAGGGTGAGCCTTTCGTGTGTGTTGTTTGGGATTGTCGGTCTCCAAAACATTCACGAGCGGCCACGCGGGTTATCCTCCTCAGAGGGCCTGCGTTTTCATTCAATCCTGTTTGTTGGGAAACCTTTTGACTACCGGCTTAGGAGCCGTGAGGTCTTGGAAACACACGAGTAGTTCTGGCGATGCAGCGAGGCGGAAGGCCTAGGGGCCTCCCTCCGGTTTATTCTCCCCTGCGACAATCGCACGGACCCCGTTGAGGCGCGTGAAACAATCGGAGTGGGCATCGTAAAGGTCGATGATGTAGTTCCCGACAGCGCGGGATTGCGCCCCCTGAGCCGGGACTTCGGGAGCGTCCTTGCAGACTAGAAGGGACTCAGGAATGACGCGCTTAGCGCTCACGCAGCCCATCAAGAGCACGGGCAATAGCGCGAGGCACAGGCTCGTCTTCTTCACTGTTGACAGCCTCCTTGACCTTCAGAAGTGCCTCAGTTTCAGCGAGGCGCTTGGTATAGGTCATTTCAAGGGTTTTCATGGAAAGCTGGAGTTCGGCCTGCTCCTGTCTCAGGGAGGCATTGTCGGCCTGAAGGCTCCAGTTCTGTTGGGTTAGGTTCTTCGTCATCAGCCCCAGCGTGAATACGAGGCCGATCAAAGCGGCGGTAAAATAGCCGTAGAAGCTTTTCAGAAACTTCTTGATCAGGGTCGGGGTCTCCGGTGTTTGAGCGTGTCGCGGTCGCCGAGCGTGGCGAAGCCGAAATAGCCGAGGAGAAGTGAGGTGGTCATGCCGGTGATAGCCAGAAGCCCCGTCTCGTGGAGAGAGTCATTCGGTCCTAGGATAAGGAGCCAAGTGACCATCGCCGCGCTCCATCCCAAAACGAGATAGAGTAGCTTGCGGCGGATTCTCCACGAGGGGGTATAGTCCGACTGATCAGGGGCGGAAGGGGCTACCGGCTCGGAGCTTTTCATAGACTTGCTTCTGATAGGCAGGGTCTTTGCGGTAGCGAGGATCCTTCATGGCTTCGATAACTTCCTGCTTGGAGCCGAAGCCTTCAGCGTGGCCAGCGGATTCACCTCCGACGAGCTGCGGTTCACTGCCGTTCGCCGCCTGATAGCGCGAGGCCATGCCCTGCACTGCCAGCCTCAGGGCCTCAAAGGTGCCGCTTTCCGTGATGCGGTTGTATGCCTCGATCTCCCGAGGAGAGAGCGTTGCCCGTGCCCACTGCTGAATAGCCTTGAACTTGGCTTCGCCGCCGACCTCAGCGTAGATCGATGCTGTCTGCTGCGCCATCAAGGCTTCCTGCCCCTGAATGAAGCTGTCGATCTCAGCCCGGGGACGGCCCGCTTCCTCCAGCTTCTTGTAGCTCTCTTCGGAAAGGGAGCCGTGCTCGGCATACTCCGCGTAGAAGTCAGCGATGTTCAGGCCCTTCGCCTCCAGCGAATTGCCAAGCTCCTTTGCCGCTTCAGGCGTTGCCTGTGCCTCCGCTCCGCTCACCGGCTGCGGCGCGGCTGCGCCTGCCGACTGTTTGCGCTCCAGCTCAGCGTAGGAAGCTGCAAAGTCTTCCGGGGAGTTGAACTTCTCAGGAAGCCAAGCGGGGCGTTCGGCTGCTGCCGTTTCCTGCGGGGCTTCCGGTGCCTGCGTTCCTTCAGATGTTTCCATTAAAAGTCGATCCGTTTGATGTTGGGGGCAATCACGCCGTTCGTCTGGTGACTAGACGGCTGCGCCTTCGGGCGGGTGGTCTTCTTCTTGGGGGCGGCGGGCTTTGCCGCGTCCTGTTCTTCTGCCATTACGAGGCTCCTTTCTGCTGTGCTGTGATCTGTTGCTGCCCTGCTTGACGCATGGCTTCGGGGCCTAGCTGCTCCATGAGCCGCGCTTGGCTGTTCTGCCTACGGCCTTCCGCAATCTCCTTCTCAGTCCGCATGAGGCCGTCCATGTCGATAGACAGCGAAGTGCCGATGCGAGTGATGAAGTCGTGCCCGCGAACCGCTTCGGCGAATGTTTCGTCGCCCACGGCCTGCCTTGCGGTCTGGCTGAAGGTCATTAAGCGGTTGAGGTCGTGCCCTCGTCCGAGTGCGTTCATTCCGGCCACGATGGACGGGCGTACCGTGTCGGGCGGGAGAGAAGGAAGTCGGCCCTGCTGCTCCATCTGGAACATTAAGCGCCGCACGAAGGGAAGCTGAAACTCGGCACTCTGTACCGAGTAGACGCCGCCTAGGGCATCCTCAAGCTCTCCCGCAATGAGGCGGATTTCTTCGGCAGTAACCCGTTCGGCCTGCCGCGTGACAGAGGCCGTAAGAAGGAATGCCTGGGCGAGCCGCTGTTCAAGTCGGTTGACCGTTTCGAGAGCAACGCGGAAGTCGGCATATTTGTCGACCTGAAGGACCGAAACGTCCTTTGCGTTCCCCGAACGAACCGCACTAGGCGGGGCGTTGGCAATCGTGCGTTCACTCGTGATCCCGTTAGGATCGACAAGGAAAAGCACCTTTGCGGCGGCTGCCGAGCCTTCAACGATAGCCTTTGTCAGACCTTCGAGGGACCGGAGGTCGCCAATGTATTCTTCAACGTGGCTGCGTCCGTAGTCTTCGCCGTCAATCTTCACCCAGCGAAGAGGAATCCAAGGGGTCTTCTCGACCGGGTACGTTCCTTTCGTCCCGGGGACAAGCTCTCCCTTCACCTCTTGATGGACGCTGAACTTGCCGCGCTTGCGTCGAATCCATGTGTAGATATCCACCGTACCATCAGCGCTTTCGCGCTCGCCCTTGTCTTTCAAGAGCCGCTTGGTTTTCTCCGGCAGAACGAGCGGGGAGACCTGCTCCTTTACGACAATCTCGATCACGTTGCCCGAGGGGTCACGTTTCACCACGTAGTTGTCGAGCTTAAACACCTTCACGCCCCCCTCAGGGAGCACGTAAAGCAGGGCATTGCCGACCGTGATCAACTGCTTGAACGCTTCGAAGATCGAAGGACGGACGGCGGTTGCCTCAATCTCAGTCCCGACAGCCCGTTCGATTTTGCCCAGCGCCTTCTCAATCTCCGCACGAGCGTCGGGCTTGCCGGTCAGCTCTTCCAGCGTGAAGTCGTCTATCGTCAGCCGAAATATCGACTGATTGGCCGGAAGAAGGGCCATGAGGAGCTTAGAAGCGAGGTTGTTCACGCCCCGGGCACCGAGGCCCTGATAGGGTGTATGAAATGCGGGCGAACCGCCTGAAGCGGTCGCGTGGTTGCGAGGCAATAGGGACGGAATCGTCAGCTCTGCGCAGTCCCAGCCCCGAGAGAGGAAGGAACTGCGTTTGGAGGTTAGCTGCGCATACCGCCCCGCTGCCGTATTACCTGCGGCCACTTAGCCTTGCGGAATGTTGATGCCGGTCGCGCCCGCCGACTGCGGCTTATTCATGTCGATGCGCAACGCGCCGCGTCCGCGTTTCTTGCGGGTCACGGTATCATCGCTGGAGGCGGTCATGTCGTTCGTCATGACCTCCCCTACGGTGCCAGCGGAAGCGCCTGAGACTGTCACGGCATCGGGACGCGCCGCGATAGCGTCGGCCTTCGCCTGCCGTTCCTTGGTGTACAGCGCCTGCTCTTTCTGGAAGGAAAGTTCCTGCTCGCGCAACTGAAGCGCTTTCTGTTCCTGAGCCTGTCGGGCAGCTTCGGCTTGCTTCTGCTGCTCCAAAATCTGCTCTTGAAGTTCGTTCTGTCTCTGCATGGCCCTCTTCTGGGATCGAGAAGGGCCGAAGCGAATGCACATTAAAGTACACTTCCTTTCATTGATTGTTGGTCTTGGCGGGCCTTCTCAGCGAGAAGGAAGCGGACGAGATGCCGTTTTCCCGCTGCCATCCAGATTTCGCGGTCTGGCGTCTCGGCGTCCGGGCATCGCTCGGGGAAACGCCTGTCCAGCGCGGAAAGCAGTTCGTCCGAGATTGCCGGAATAGTGGGTAGTTCGTTCTTTTCCATTGTGGGGGCTCACTTACCTAGAAGTGTCCACTAATCAGGGCGGCGCAGGCGTTGCGGAAGTGCCGCGACTTTCCGCTTAAATTCCTCAAGCGTCCCGTCGTTGGTGATCACCGCGTCGAACCCCCAGCCGCCTAGCTGGCCTTCAGCTTCCTTGCCCCCGTCCCGGGAGGGAGACGGGCGTTCGATCTTCACAAGATAGCCGCCCATGTCGCGGATCATCTGGGCCTCGTTCGGGAACCTGATATCGTCCACGACAGCCGAGGCGCCTGCTCCTGTTACGGCGTTCAAAGCCCTGCGGGCGGTGTCCAGCCAGAGGGTGTCGGCGACCATCCCCCGGCCCCACTTGAGACCGAGGGAGATCATGAGATCGCGGGGGCTTTTCCCGTAGAGGGCAGCGATTTTGGTATCCTTCAGCCTTCCATCGACCATTTCGCGAAGGGCATCGCCCCGGAATCCCATGCTATAGAGGAGCGCACCGAGCATTTCCTTGAGGGCACCGGCTAGGCGGACCCGGGAGAACTTTGCGGAGTTGATCAGCGCATAGGCGGCTTCGGACTTTCCACTCCCGGCCTGCGGACTGTAGAGGCCGATGATCACTTGCGAAGCCTCCGGGTTTTCTCCGTAGAGAACCGTGGCCACTGCCATTCCATGCCAAAGGTGCGCCCGTATACCTCAAGGAACGCGAACCGGGTATGGGCAATGAAGGGGTGCGGAGTGCTGCCTACCGCGAACCAGCGGAACGGGTACTGATAAGCGCCGGTGCTCCGCTCTTCGCCAATAACCAGCGTAAAGTTGAGGGGGAATTTGTACTGCCCCCGGAAGAACTTAGTGATTACTTTGGGGGATTCCAAAGCTTGGGTTCCTTTCTCTTGAAGTCATAATCGGAAGCATGAAGGATGCGGGCACACCGGGCCTGCGTCAGGGCGTCGGCTTCGGTCAGACCGGCTTTCTCATAGGCAGCGACGATTGCCTGCCAAGCCTCCGCGCCGCCCAGGTCGCCTAGGATTTTCTCGGCCTTCTTCGGCCCGACGCCCGGGCACCCGGGGTAGCCGTCCGTCACATCGCCCGTGAGAACCTGATTGAAGAAATACCGTTCGGCTTCGGCCTCAGTGATCAACACGAGGCCATCATCAGGGTTCCGGTAGTAAAGGCCGGGGACCGTCTTCATGTCCTTATCCAAAGACACGATAACCTTCTCTCCCGGGACGAGGTGGGGATGGGTAGCGAGAATGCCGAGGATATCGTCGCCCTCAAGCCTTGGCCTGAAGTAAGCGTTCAATTCCTCAATCATCCATTCTTTCGCTGGCTTCAGGGCCAGCGGGCGTTTCACCTTGACTCGGTTTCCTTTGTAACCGGGGTAGACTTCACGGCGGAAGTTCCCGGCGCTGTCCGTAAGGCAAAGGATATAGTCGTCGGCTTTAAGCTCCTGCATGAAGAACGCGATGTTCTCCTCAATGCGGGCTTTCACCCTCTTGAAATCACAGCTCCAGACCCAATAGTCCGGCTCGATTTCAAGCGCTTCTTCGACGGCAGACGCGGCTTGATAAGCCGTAACGTCAGCGTCGATTAGCAACGTGCGTTTCAATGGTTGCTCTTTTTCCTTTCCGTCTAGTCGCTAGGCAGTTCTAAGCGGCCCCAGCCGGAGAAGAGCACATGTACCCCCTCCGGCGTGACCCGCCATTGCCGCCCGAACTCGCCCAGCCCTACCTGCGTAGTGATCCAGTTGAGACTGGCGGCAACTGCGATCCAGTCGGCTTCACATTTTGCGAAGTCGCTCTTGGTATACGGCGGGTTATGCCAGCACCGCTCCAGTACCTCAGTGAGTTTCTGCCCAGCTTGCCCCCGCAGACCATGAGCCTGAAAGGGGACAGCCGAAGTTGTAATAGACGCCCGCTGCCGTAATGGCTGCGACCGCTTGTTGTCCGACATATTCAGCCTTGTCTTCGTCCGTCTCGATTTGCCACTCGTCGTGGACGTTCGCGACGAACTCGTAGTTCACGCCGGGCACAAGCCCAGCGGCTTGAAGGGCATCGTCCAAGATGACCAAAGCTCGTTTCATGAGGATCGCCCCCGCGCTTTGCAGGAGCGTGTTCAGTGCGGAATGCGCCGACCGGCAGCTTAGTTTGCGCCCGTCCAATCCCTTCAGATGACGAGGGGCCTTGCTACCGTCAGGCGTGAAAGCCTTCCCGTTCACCCGGTCCTTCACCCGCTTGGTGATTTTGCCGAGGGCGGGGAGGTTCTTCAGGAAGCGAGCGCGAGACCGCTTGCCGTAATTCATCTCCTGCCCGGGCGGCGCTTCGAGGATCGTGCCCAGCTTGAAGTCCCCTGCCCCGTAGATGAAGGCATAGAACCAGACCTTGGCCGTGCTTCTGTCACAGCCGAGCGCCCGCGCGTTGACCGAGTGAATGTCAGTGTGGTTGCTCTTATCACCCTCCAGAACGACGCGGACATAATCCCCGTTGTCATGGCGGGCCATGTAGCCAGCGAGACAGCAAAGCTCCAAGGCGTCGGCGTCAGCACCGACCAGCACCTTGCCGCGCCCCTTCGCCACCCAGAGGCTCCGGCATTCGTGGCCGTAAGGGCTATCGCCGGAAGGAACCTGAGCGCAGTTCGGGTGTGAGTGCGTCATGCGGCCCGTGACCGCGCCGTTCGTTGTCACCCTGCCGTGAATGCGCCCATCTTCCTTGACGTGCTTCAGCCACGCCTGTTTGCCGTTGGCGAGTTGGCCAATCCGCTTATCGACCAGGAGGAATTCTGTCAGGACTTTGGCTTCCGGCCACGGCAGGCTTGAGAGGACCGTTTCGTCCACCTTCGGCTTTCCGTCGTCGGTGTACTCCTTCGGTTCCCAGCCGCGTTGAGCCGTGAGGCGCTGCGCGATATGGACGCGGGAGGATGGGTTGAACGTCACTTCCTTGCGCTTGATGAAGAGTTCGCCCTTCACATATCCCCGGGCCTTGTTGTTGACCTTGGGGTAGAATGGGGTCTCGACAACCCACGGCGGGAAGACTTCCTGAAGGCGGGCCTCCAGCTCCGTCCGGCGCTGCACGAGGAGACTGTAGAGTTCGCCCGCTTTACCAACGTCGAACCCGAAGCCATATGCCTCTTGCCGGGAGATGATCGTCTGAACCGCGTGTTCAAGCTGGACGCTTTCTTCCGCGGGTTCTTTCGCTTCACAGCGGGCAAACAAAGCCGTGGTGACTTCCACGTCCTGCTCGCAATACTCCTGCATTTCCACGTTCCAGTGGAGCCATGAGCCTGCGTAGTCGCCTTTGTAATTGCCGAGCCGATAGCCCCACGCTTCAAGACTGTAGCGCCCAATGACCTTCGCAGGCATCGTACCCGCGCGGAAGCGCTTGAAGTCCCCGTCACGGATCGTTTCGGTAGGCCAGAGAAGCCGCGTGAGAACCAGCGTATCACGGATTACCGCTTTCGGTCTGAACCACGGGTAGACCTTCTGGAGCGCGGGAATGTCGAAGGCGATGATATTGTGGCCGCACAGCAAGGACGCTTCCGTCAGCATCTTCACGGCTTCCGCTATGGAGATAACTACCGCTCCATTCGGTGACTTGTAAGCGGCGTCCGCCGAGCCGGACCACGTTTCGCCTGTATCGATATCTCGAAGCACTAGGCAATGAACGCGGTCTAGCTCGTCTAGGAGGCCGTTCGTCTCAATATCAAATACGAGACGGCGGGCTTGGTCAGCCAAAGTACCCTTGGCGCATCCGAGCTTCGCAGCCTGTTTCCCCGGGGAAGCGGAAGTCAGGGAGCCGCTTCAGAGTCTCCAGAGCCTCGTCTGTCTGGAGTACAGCTTCACGCATCCAGCCCTCTTCCGTGTCCCGATAGGCGATCTGAAATTTGACGTGCAAAACCGAGCTAAGGCTGAACTCGTCAACGTCCTCGTACAGGTACCGCGTGGGGGCGCGTGAAATAGCCATCCAAAAGACCCCTCCCTTCACAGAAGCCGATGGTCTTTTGCAAAGAAATCCGAGCAAACGTTCCGGGTTCTTCCGGTCAAAGATGCGGACGGGGACGCCGCACTCCGCCTTGGCGGCTGGGCGCTTCATCCGATGGTGAAGGCCCTCAGGCTTGTATCCATCATTCATCTCAATCTCCTATCATTGATCCCATTTTCGGGACTATTTGGTTAAAACTCGTCGTCCTCTTCCGGGAACCCAGAACGTTTCGACTTTGCTTCTGCCTCGTCCGCCATCGATTTGACGAACTCGGGGCTGCACTCAGTCAGCTTGCCGGTCTCCTTTTCGTATAGGAGGTGAGCGGCGATCCCCGTTTCCCCGCTGAAGCGGTTCTTCAGGACGCGAACTGTCGTGATGTTTTTGGTAACTTCGTCTTGCTGATTGCGCTCTAGGCCGACAACGGCGTCAGAGAGCTGCGCAATGGAATGGGAGCCGCGAAGTTGGGAGAGGCTTGTCATCGCCCCCTCTTCGTGTCCCTTGCCCATAGGTGGGCGCTTCAGGTGTGAGATAAGGATTAGGCAAATGCCTGTCTCCTGTACCAGCGTCCTGAGCTTCGTCATTGCCACGTCGATAGCCTTGCGTTCGTCGCCGTCATCAAGGCCTGAGACCACAATCGAAAGGTGGTCTAGGATGATGTACCGGCAGCCGCAGCCCTTGGCGAGATAGCGGACGCGGTTCAGAAGGTTCTCAACTTCCGTCGAACCGAAGTGGTCATAGAGGAACAACCGCCCGGAGCCGACCGTCGTGTCATAGGCCGCGCGGCGGGCTTCCTTCTCCTCTTCCGGGAGGTCAGCCCATGCGGTCATATCGAGATGGATCGGGCGGTTTAGCTCCAGCCCCATCAGGCCTTTTGCAGTCCGCTTTATGCTTTCTTCAAGCATCAGCATCCCAAGCGTCTCGCCTCCGGTCAGGAGGTAGTGAGCGATTGCCCGCACGACTTCTGTTTTGCCGACGCCTGAGCCTGCTGTCAGGGTGACTAGCTCACTCATGCGGAGACCGTGGAGGAGTTCGTTCAGCCCCGGCCACGGGTAAGGGGAAGCTTCCGCCAGTTCGTCATCATTGGTGAGGTCTTCCCATATCTCAGCGCCACCGACGATCCCATCAGGGCGGTAAACCTTAGCGCCCCAAATGGCGTTGATGACTTCGCCGGATTGCCCTGCTTGGTGAGCTTCGTTCGCGTCCTTGAAGCCGTCCATGCGGGCGATCTTGCAGCGTCCGGGCGGGAACAGAGGAGCGCATTCCTCCACTGCCGAACGGCCCGGCTCGTCGTTATCGAAGAACAGAACGATTGTTTCAAAGCCAAGAAGCCATTCGAGGCTTTTCGCCAGTGCCTTCTTAGCTCCCGATGCGCCAGAGGGGATTGAGACCACAGGCCATTTCAGGTCTTGGAGCTGGGATATCGTAAGGGCGTCGATTTCGCCCTCAGTGACTACAACCATCTTGCCCTTGTCGCGCCAGAGATGCTGCCCGAACAAGCCAGCTTTCTTGAGGTCGCCAAGAGCGAGGAAGTCTTTGTTCGCGAAACGCAGCTTTTGGGCCACGACTTCGGAACCTTCGGGATTGTAGAGTTCAGCGACCTGAACGCGCTTGCCGTTGTAGGAGGAGAGCTTGTATCCCCATTTCCTACAGGTCATTTCGGCAATCCCTCGTTTCGTCAGCGCCGAAAACTCGCCGCCAGAGATCAGGCCCCCTGCTTTCCTTTGCCTGTTCCCCCCCGCTTCAGGAGGCGGGCCACCTTCGGCGGGAGTGTAGGCTTCGCAGGAATAGCAATAGAGGTGACCGTCTGAGAAGAGAGCATTCGCGTCACTGGAGCCGCACTTATCGCATGGCAGATGCTCTAGGAACTCGCTCTCCTCCTCAGAACGGCCGACCGTTTCTCCAGACATTAGCTAGGAGACTTCTCGGTCCATGCCCTCTTCAGTGCGTGGCCAATCTCGCCCGCCTCGAAAAGCAGCTCAAAGGACAGCGCCGCCAGAGCTTTGACAAGGCCGACAACCCCGCCCAGCACCAGTGCGGTCAAAGCCATAAACACGGCTGCCAGCATCAGCGGTGGAACGAGGATGGTCATGTAGAGACGCCGACGCCAGCCCGCCCGTACGTCGAGGGCAGAGGGGATCGAGTCGATCAGGGAGCCAATCGTGCCTGCGACCTTGCGGGAGAAGCGTCCGCACGTCCGGCCAGCGGTGCGCCCGTGCTGGCGAAGCTTGGCCGGTTTGAGCTGAGCCGCTGCGGCCTTGCCGCCCGGGAAAACGTAAAAGCGGCCAACATGGTAGAGGCCGACGAGTGCGAAGAAAGCAGCAAGGGAGAGCGTCGTGGTATTGAGGTACTGTTCATACATGGGGGAGTATCCTTGAAAGAGCTGGCGAAGCTTACTTGTTGGCTTCAATGTCGATGGAGTAGCGGGTGTACTGTTTGCCGGTGATCGGGTGCGTCTTGATGGAGCGGACAATCGCGATGCCGTGTTGCTCCATGTCGCACACGCGGCGGGCCAGAGAGGCCGAGGTAATGCCGTAGTCGGCCATCGCTTCGCGGGCCGAGATAGAGCCGGTCCTGTCCATGTGAGCAAACAGGAGACGTGCTTGTGGCGTCATGTTCAACGAACGAGCCATGTTTTTCATTTTATTTCCTATCAAGAGGTTGATCGCGCATGAGTCGGCGCAGAAAACAAAAAGGCCCCCGCCCCTCAGTGAAGAGGAACGAGGGCTAGTCAGGGATATTTTAGAGATGCAACGAGAGGAGTGGCTTATGAAGCCTTCATAAGAACTAGTAGTGTCCACTAAACCACCGTCTAGCAACTAGACAGTTATTTAATGTGGGCATATTCCTTCTTCGCGTTGAAGCTTGGGCAAGCCTTCCGCACTTTCGGGAAGTCGCGGTGCCCCAGAATGGCAGCGCCCGGGTACTTCCGCTTGAGAGAGCGGAGAAATGTTTCCAGCGCTTCCTTCTGGGCAGGAGTCCGCGTGTCTTTCGCGGTGCGCCCGTCCGCCGCAACGCCTCCGATGTAGCAGATGCCGATGCTGCTGCGATTGTGCCCTTTCACATGAGCGCCAATCTCCTCGACCGGTCGCCCGGGGTGGATGGAGCCGTCAAGATAGATAACGTAGTGATAGCCGATACAGCGGAAGCCCCGCTCCCGGTGCCAGCGATCGATATCTTTGACGGTAAACGGCTTGCCTTCAGGGGTAGCCGCGCAGTGAACTACGAGGTGGTCAATGTGCCTCATTTTGTCTTGGAACGTGTGGCCTCAATCAGCCAAGCCGCAGGAACGGACTTATCTGCGAACTTGAAACCGTACTTCTCGCACCACGCGGCATAGGTCGTCTGGGACGTTTTGCTGATGCGCTGGCGTGAGTTGGAGAATACGAAACGAATGTCTTTGTCAGGGTGCTGCTCGCGGATCAACCGGTGCTTTTTCCTGTCGGCAGTTTCGAAGCGACCTTTGGTTTCCACGATGATGCCGTTCGGCAGCACAAAATCGGGGTGGTACTTATGATAGGAGACCGGCTTGGTGTAGTTGATCACCTCGTCGGGGTCTTCGTACCGGATCGGAATACCTTGTTCGTGCAGCTCCGCAGCGACCTTATCTTCGAGGCCACTACGGAAGCCGTACTTCAGGCCGGGATTAGAAGTCGTCTTCTTCTTCCGGCGCATTATTCCCACTATCCACCTGCTCTTCCTTGGCGTCTTCGTCCTCAGGAGCTTCCTCGGGCTGCTCGTAACCGCCCTCCTCCTTGCTAAAGCCGAAGCCTGCCGCCGAGCGCTGGCCGCCGGAAACGAGATCGATGACCTGCACAGCGGAGAGACGCAGGGCGAGACCCCCAGTGAGGGTGCCGTCCACGAAATACGGAGAAGGCGTGAAAGCGACCTTGCCGACAGTGCCCCCCCAGATGGCCACGCTGGACCGGAGAGGAGCGCCCTTGGCGTCAAAGAGCGCGGGACGGCGGGACCACGGCTGCCCGGCCTTCGGGCCTTTACGGACTACGCCGGAGGCCTTCATCGTAAACTTGAACTCGACTTCGCCGGTCTCGTCCCCTTCCTCGTCGTAAACCGGCGAGAACAGCGGGTTCATACTGAAGGTGATGCCCTTGGCTTCGAGCTTCTTGACCTGCGCGGGCTTCATTTCGCCTAGGCGTTCACGGGCTTCGGCTTCCGCTGCCTCGTAAACGGGGCGAAGTTCTTCGATAAACGGCGCAGCCTCGTCACGGGTCAGGACCGCCTTGACAGAGAACTCCCCCTCTTCCTTGTACTTCGTATCCGGCTCATTCAGCTTCGGATAGATGAAGGTAACGGCAGGCGTCAGGAAGGTGGGGGCGCGTCTGGCTTTCGCCATATGTGGATTTCCTTTCTTAAACAGAAAAGCCCCAGGAATTACCCGGGGCTACGGTAGTAGATGCGTTCGAGGGTTTTCACGTTGTAGCCCTGCTCATTGAGGGCAGCGAAGATAACCAGCGAAGGGCGCTTACCGGCCCGCCAAAGGGCGATAGCGGTTTGAAGCGGATTGTCCATTACAGTTCCTCCCGCAGGTACATGCGGATAGCTTCGAACTCTGTCCCAAGCCTGTCGTCATGTGTATTGAGGAGGTTCTTGGCGACCGTGAAAACGTCCTGCTGATTGAGCTGGAAGCGCTCGCAAAGCAGGATGAACAGGATCGCGGCTGCATTCGTTTGAACCCCCCGGTCCTCGTGGAACCGCTGGAGGGCGTCGATGCAGTGGAAGGTGGCCGTCGCGGTCTTCACGCGGTCAGCGTTGATAAGCGCTTCATATACGTTTGCCCGCATTGCCTTAGACCTTCCAGAGCTGCTTCAAAGTGGACCGGACCATCTGGCGCATGACAGCTTTCTCGCTGCCCTTGAGCGTCGAACGGTCGAACGTGTGGCCGTCAATGGTCACTTCGTCGCGGGCCGCGCCGATGCGAATAGTGAGACGCATAGCGTTCTCCCTTCGTGTTGTTTCTGATGTGATGTTGGGGGTTCCCAGAAGCCCGGCCTCCGAGAACTAGTAGTGTCCACTAAACTTCCGTCTAGCGGCTAGATAGTCCCAAAAATAGAACTATCTAGGCAAAGAAAAAGTCGGACTCCGCCACCCGCTGAATGTCCAAGATGCCTTTGTCAGGAAGGGCGGGCAGCTTCTCCAGTAGTTCGTCCGAGAGAAGCATCGCAACGTCCACGCGGAACGACGCAAGCGGATCGCTGAGCGTGTAAAGACTGATGAACGCCTCCCTCAGGCAGTCGGCCATGACGCCTACGTCTGCCGCCGTTGTTCCATAGGAGTCGTGCACCAGCGCGAACCGGTCTAGCCCGCGCTCTTTCGCAAGGTTGACGAACATGCGCATCGCCGTGGCGTCCATTGAGTGGACCCAATTCGGGGCAATGCCGGAAGCCTGCCGCTTCTTATCCAGTGTCGGAAGGTCTTCGCGGAGGGTCAGCTTCGTGGTGAAGCCGTCTAGCTTCGTGACGATCCGCCGCGCCTTGGTGTTGCGGTACATCTGCTGAACGAGGAAGCCGTCGGGTGTCTCCCAGATTACCGGCAGACCTTCCTTCGCGGCAAGTTTGGCGCAGTCCTTCAGCCAGTCCATACCGACACGAGCGGCCTTCACGACCTCCCCGATAGCCTGCCAGACGAGCGGCTGGAGCCACATGGTTGCACGGAAGATGCCCTCGTCTTCCGGCCCCAGCGCAAAGACGTTCGGCTTCCCAGCGGCGATCTGGTCTTCCGTGGCTTCCTGAAGGAACTCCCTGCATGAGAACGTGGTGGAACCATAGGGCAACGTCATGACGGAACGCTTGGTCAGCTTCCTGTTGAGACCGAAGGCGAGCCAGCGGTGGGCCATCTCCCGTTCATCAATCCCGAACCGCGCCCACGTTTCCCGCAGCTTCTCTAGGCCTAAGATAGTCCCATTTTTAGAACTATCAGGGCAAATAAAAGACTCCACGAGTCCCTGCGTCACTTCCGCGACCTTGGCGTAGATGTCTTGGGGCTTGTCGGAAGGCAGTAGATTGACCGCCCGACCTCCAACAGGGTCACGTAGGGCCGCTGAGTAGTGCTGGAGGCCGTTGCAGGAGCCGTCCAAGGCAATCGGCAGTGACGACTTGAAAGCCGCACCCTCGCGCTTGTATGCGGCCCACTCAAGGCAGAACGCAAGGAACTGCCAAGGCTTATCAGCGCCCGCCCAGAACTTCAGGCCGTCATCTAGGGGCAGCGTGGCGGCTTCGATAATCTGGGACTCATGTTCAATCACCCAATCGACACGCGCATCAAGGGAAACCTTGTCGTAGCCGTATGTGTTGGAGCCGTGGATTGCGAGCCAGCGCGGGCCGTCCCCGGTGCCAATGGCTTTGCCTTGGGCGAACGTGAGGAGTGACTTAGCGTGGTCCGGGCCTTGCGGGTTGAGAAACATCGGGACGCAGTAGGCGCGGCCCCTGAAGTCCAACTGGTGCGGGAAGTAGATCGCCTCGAAGTCCTCAAACTTCCGGGCGATCTCGATGATCTTGCGGAGCTGGAGCCGCTTAGACCTCAGCTTTGAATTGCTGGCGTGGACCTTCGCGGCCTTCCGCTTCCACTCTTTGCGGGTGTCGTCGTTCGTCTCGATATCGCCCGGCTTCGGCGGCAAGGCGTCGGCCTCCATCGGCGGCAGGGCAGCAAGGCGCATATCGCTGTTCCAAGCTTCGCACAGGATATCTAGAACGGGCTTGTTAACCCGCCACGGGGTTTCCTGCATGGCGTTCACAGAGCGGAGCACGTCAGTCATACCGAAGTTGTCCAGCTCTTCTAGGTGGTTCCCATTGACGCCCTTGACGAGGTGGAGGTTCCGCGTCAACCCGCTATGGTAGCCGCCCGTATAAACGTCTTCCCATTTCTTCGGAGGGATCACTGTAGGGAGGAACGCAGGCGTCAGCTCGTCCATGCGCTCGTTGGCGTTGGTGATCCACTCCAGTGTCGCCGGGGTGGCCTCGACATAGACGCGGGTGTCCCGGGCATTCACCGTCCTTCGAACGACATGTACTAGTCCAGTTTTCTCCTGCAAAAGCTCGATCAGCTTTGCGCCGATCTGAAGCTTGTCAGTCGTCGGCCAATCTTCGGTCACGCCTACGCGACCCGCCATAATCCGCGCGACGTTCTCCGCGTGGCGGCGTGAGGTTGCCGAGGAGACATGCCGCATCGTCACCGCGAACTTGTCAGGGTGGGCATCCTTGAACTTGGTCATCCAGACTTCGGACTGAAGCGCGGACGCGACAGCGATTGAGACGTGCTGCAATGTGTGCTGCTTCGTGATCCCGTCAAGTACTCGCTTCAACGCGAGATAGGCTGTCGTCTCGGGATCGAGAAGCCGCAGGTAACGAACAGCACTGTGTCGCTTTCCTGCCCGCCCGGAGTCTGCTTCCTGAAGGAACTCCTCAATAGCCGAAGCGGTGGGCATGACTAGCTGCTTGATCAACCGGTTCCCATACGTGGTGCTGCTCTCCTCGCCACGGGCTTTCGCATCTTCAATCGCTTTATAGAAGCGGTCACGGCCTGCGGACAGCATCTCGTCTTCCAACTCAAGTTGCACCTTGAGTAGGTCTTTGTACTGATTAGTCAT